TTACACAAATTTATGTACAGGCTCTAACTCCCGCTCCAGTGCCATCAACTCACCGGCGATTCGCGAGCGGAGTTCGGGCGCGGTGGCATGTTGTAAGTCACTACGCAGGAAGGCGGCCTTACGATCCAACGCGTCATCGCTTTCTTGGGCAAACGCCCGCGCCTTACCTTCTGGACGCTGCGACAACGATTGGGCATCGGCATACATGACATCCAATTGGCGCGGGGTCACCGTTGCCGGCAGTACGCCCCGCTGGCTCCCCTCACGGACAAACGCCTGCCTGTCGGTATCCTTCCCCGCCCAGCGCTGGAGAGCAGCAGGCAAGGTTTGCCCGCCCGGATCATCCGCGGTGCCATAACCGAAACGCTGATCAAGCCGTGCCCGCAGCCCGTCATAATAAGCCTGCGTCTCTGCCCGTTTGTCCTGCTTCTCAATACCGACCAATGCATCGGCCTCCTCTTTGTCCAGCTCATAGGCATAACGCTGGTAGTCACGCATCATGCTGTTATCCCCTTGCTTAACCGACTCGGGGTTAACCAAACGATGCATAAACTCAACTTGTCGGGGCTGGTTTATGAATCCCACGGTGCGGACATAGTTATACATTCCCCCCAGCAACGCCTCTACGGGGATCACTGGCACGGTATCCCGTGGATCGGCGGAGCCATGGCGGGTCAACGGTTTTTCAACTGACGAACCATCATCGTAGGTGACCTGCAGGGTTCCGATAAATCCCTTATGATCAGCGCTGCGTCCCAAGTGTATCAGTCGGGTATCCGTAATCGTCTTACCGCTTGCGGGATCCCTCTGCCCGACACTGCGCTTCAGATCGGCATCGAATGCCTGATTCAGTATCGCCATCGCTTCGGGGCCGTTGTAATCCAGCTCACCCGCCAGCACCCGGGGAACATCCTGAATGATCGCTTTGGCTACGCCGAGCGGCTGCTCGCCAAAATAGTGTGCTGGGTGCAGCGGACTGTCCGATGACACCTTTGAAAATATCTGATTGGCCTGCTCATACTGTCCGTTATGTAGTGCATCATAGCCCGCTTTAACCAACGGCATCTCCTGCCGCAAACGCTGCTCCCGTTCATTCTGCCCCCGCTGATAAGCCTTCTCATCCCTCTCCTGATTGAATCGTTCCTGCGCTAACGCCTGCCCCATCGCCCAGCGCCTATCCTGTAGGGCATCCCGCTGTTGCTGGTACTCCCGGCTCCAACGGATCTGCTCCTGCGCCTGGTTGAACAGACGATCGGTGTTATCCTGCTGGCGCTGATTATCCTGTTCACGCAGCTTCAGTGCATCACGGCGGCTCAGCGCGCTATCTGCTGCGTTGAACCCGGCTAACAGCCCCTCCGCCAGCCCCTGGATCCCCATCGTTTCATCCTCCCGTCATACGCTCAGGAAAACAGCGCCGAGGCCAGCAGCCCCAGAGCGCCACCAATCACGGCGCCGACGGGGCCGCCGACCGACGTCCCCGCCCCCACATAGGCCCCTACGCCGGCGCCGGCTCCCGCGGAATTCAAGCGGGCAGCCTGCTGCTGCTGTTGGATTTGCTTATTGGCCATCTCGCGCTGCCTCTCGCGATCAGAACTCTGTCTTACACCCTGTACAGCCTGGCTGCGGGCCTGGCTGCCCACATCGATTAGCCCATATCCCATTATGTGCTGCCCCCCACCCTCATCTGTTCACGTACGCCCGCGGAACCTCCGGTCAGGATATTCAGCTGACGATCCTCTGCCGCATCGCGAATACTGTTTTTGGCGCCGGCATGGGCCAGCGCAGTACGCAGTCCCAGGCTATTGTCCTGTGGATCACGGGCCACCGGCGTGCCATAGCGAGCCATCTGATTTACCTGCCCGCTCAATGCCGAGCGCAGTGAGCTCTGGGTATTCCTATCTGCCCGGAAAAGCTGATCGCTTAACAGTCGATCGCCCGCGGCATAATCCATCATTTTTTTCAGCTGCGGATAAAACCGGTTTTTCCAGTCCTGGTATTGCTGCCGGGTCAAATCGGCATAAGTATCAGATGCCCATCCCATCGCGTCCTCCTTTGACATCCTCCCCGCCCTGAAGGACGGAACTTTACGGCACACCGGGTAAGCCCCCATGTCCCGGAGATCTGCGCGCTACGCATCCTTTTTCTCGGGTGTGCCATAGCTACGTGTTGCGATACCGATACCGGTTCCGACGGCGCCCCCCAGCGCCAGCCGATCGTTGATATGGGTATAGGCATCGCTGGCCGCACGGCTTTGTGCCGCTCCGGCGATATCGTTAAATCCGCCCAGCGTATCGGCCTTTTGCCCCGAACCGATCGCGGCGACGTCCTGCAGACCGGCGATATGGCTCTCCTGTTGACTGCTCTGCCCCCGATTCACGGTATCGATCTGTCCAACCACCTGATCGCTGACGCTATCCCGCAGCGCTGCCCGAAACTTGCCGCTCCCGGGATCGACCCCCGATGCGCTCAGGGCATCTGCCGTTTGCTTTCTGGCATGGCCAAATGCCTGCTGATACCCCAGATTCACCTCACCGGCCAACCGATCGTAGCGCCCCTCCGCATTCAGCTCTCCGACCTTCTGTATAAACAGATCCTCAAAGGGACGTAACTCCTGCCGGTACAGCTTCCACTGCTCCAGTGCTACCTCCGCCGCAGCCTTTTCCTGTGAGGTTTCCCTAATCTCCGTGCTGCCACCCTTTCCCATCATCGCCCCCTTAAAGCGGAATTTTAAATCGCAGAAACGCCCCCTCATCCTCCAAACGTTCAAATCCCAGCCGTCTTGCCAGCCGGATAAACCCACGCCGCCGGGTCGCGAACTCTGCCCAGTGTCCCCCGACCTGGCGGATCATCATCTTGACCAGCGGGGTGTAACGCCGCAGACCATCGGGCAAGGTGCTGGCGGCCAGCCAAACCACAACATAAGGCACCCCATCACGCAGCCTCAGCCGCAGGACTATCCGTACATGGTCAGAGCCAATACAGAGCGCCATACCCTGTCGGCACGTCCGGTTGATGTCATCAAGCAGGGATAAACCTCCGTCATCGGCGGCGGCACGGATAATCTGGTGATAGAGGGCGGGCGTCACGCTTTAAAAGCCATTAATATCAGTGCATCGGGATAATAATTCCTGTTAATGTCACTATTATTGCTGTAATTATCACCATAATACCCAATGGAAATAGCCGTATCGCGCGGCAGGGATGAAATCCATTGCCCGGCATTAATCCCATCGCCTGACTTGCTGCAGAGTGTGCGGGGAACACCGTCAATAATAATGTTGGCAAATCCCCCATCATACGAACGCCTGGTGCTCTCATTATCCCGGTGGTACACAGTCCATTGATCCGTCGCGCCCGAAACAATACAAACAGGAACAACCAATATCCGCTCAAAGGGAGCGGGCTCAATCGTGATTGTCTGGCCATTCATAATCGCCCAACACTTTACGATATCCCCCTTAATCGACTCGGCGCGGATCTCTTTAACGTCACAGGTTTCATCGATTGTGACCCGGCTCAGGGTGCCACTGGTGGCATGGACTGTGCCGCTAATCTCCGCATGACGCGCACTGAGTATGCCATCGGCCGTCAGGGAAAAGGTCGGCGGCGCCCCGAGGCTGACCAACTCTGATGCGTAGATCTGCGCGGCGCTGATATACGGGGCGCTGATCCGGATACCCGCTACCACCTCATCCGCCACGATACGCTGTGCCTGCAAAATCTGGATGGTTGCCTGCTCTATCGTCGCCTTCGCCATAACGACCCGGCCGCTGTTGCCATCCACCACAAAGGGAAGCGCATAAGTACCATCATCGTTGGGATTATTGGGGTCAAAAACAAAAAACTGCGTGGCAGCAATCGCCACCTGGCTCAAGGCGTTGCCCTGTGGGTCGCTGCCCGCAACAATTCCGATGCCTGCGCTGATGTCTCCGACGCGGTTTTTCTGGCTCCACAGCGACTGAAATGCCTGGCTTCCCTCCCGATCGAGACTACGGAGATTATCCCTCGTTTCGCTCAGCGCTTGCTGCCCCTCCTCCTGTCCGGAGACCAACTCTGCAATCAGCGGGGAGTCATTAATTTCACGCCCAATCAGTGATATCACGGCATCGACCTCAGGATGGGTCTGTGCTGCCGTCCCCTCCGGCGCATTGAACGGTCCGGGCACACCGGCCGTATTGACGAAGCGTATCCAGTAAAATCCCTGCCATCCCGGATCAACCGGGTCGCCATAGATCACCGATGCCGACGTCGCCACCAGTACAGCATCGGCCAGATTATCCTGCGTATGGCGGTAAATTTCTGTCAATGCGTGGCCGCCATACGTTGGCGCGAGCCACTCCAACAGCACGGCGCTAAATCCGCCGCTGACCTGCAGTCCCTGCGGCGCCTGTGGAAAATCAACCTTGCGGCGATCATCGGGCCAGGCCTGCCCCCCCAGACCCGGCCGCAGATGCAGCTCGCCCCCTTGTCCTCGGAGGGGGCGAGCCAGCCCCAGCGCAACCAGATCCCGGGCGGTAATGGCCTTATCCTGCCCATCACCGCGCTGCCCGGTCATCAGTTCAACGTTCTCATACAGCGCGTCCAGACTGCGTCCGGCGCGAAACGTGTGGCGTTTACTCATGGCGGCAGCGTATCCATCGATGTGCTCAGCGTCAGGCGCTCGACCTGAGCGGTACCAAAGCACTCGATCTGCCAGCGACGGCCGGACAGTACCGGCAGCTTCACGCAGGGCTCCGTCAGTGCGCCAGGCGGCAGGCTGAACGCCACCTCACCGTCAATCACAATCTGGACCCCCACCCGCAGCAACTGGGGACTGAGCACCCGCAGGCACGCAAACGACACCGCGGCGTGGGCCAGAAACACCCGGGATCGCCACCGCATCTGGTGGGGCTGTGTCCCCTGCTGCAGCTGATACAGCTGCCGCCGCCTGACCACATACAGCTGTTCGTTCTCCAGTCGATAACCGGCGCACGCAAAGTCGGTATCCACACGGCGTAGATCCATCGCCCGCGGATCGAAAATAAATCCTGCGGGGCGATCCCGCGCATCCCGATACAGAGCAAAATACTCGCCCTCCACCCGCCAGGCGCGGATAGTCTCAGGGTGAAAGCCCTGGCGCCACTGACGTGGCTCAACAATCGCTTCCGTTGCCACCAGGGCATTGCCGGCAGCATCGACGGACACCAGCCCATTGGCCGCGGCATACAGCACAAAGCCATCCATCTCTACCATGCTGTCAGTGCTGAGACACGCCTGCATAATCGGTAGTTTGCTGCTGGTCATGCTGCCCGGCGAGACGCCGCTGAACAGATAGGCGTACCCTTGTGTCACCACCACCAGCACAGTACCCAACGCGGCAATGGCCACAATATTATGCTCGGTACTCTGTCTATAGGCACCCGGCCAGGCGTAGGGTAAATAGGGCTCTGAAAACATCACCTCATTACCGGCAAAAGCAGCCGCGATGCCGTTCGCCATCAAACACAGCCCCACCATATTGTCCGGTGGCATCAGATAGTCATAGGTTTCCAGCACACCGCCCAACTCAGCAGAAGGTAAGGCATCAACATAGCTTTCCTGGCCAAGAGCCAGCTCCGTAACAAGCAGATAATCCGCAGCCCCACCGCCGGTAACGGTACGATAAATCCGGCGACGGGAAATGTTATGGTTTTGGGCAATCAAGGGGGCTAGATGCAGCGTCACTCGGCTACCGGGATAGGGAATACTCACCTCTCTGGATACCGGTCCAGGCGGCCCCTCTTCCCCATAGGCAGTGACGTAGGTTTCCACATAAAACCGCGTTTCGTCATCCAGTGGATCATTTGGCTGCTCATCCTCCGGATAATGGATTTCACCAATCGTCGGCGGGTGCTCGGGGGCCGGGATACCAAGCCGATAACTGGCCGCCGGATAGCGTCCGTGGCCCTGAGAGGCAATCTGGGCACTGGTGACCTGTGGATGCCGACCATCGGTAAAATAGACCCGGTCATACTGATCCTGCGCCACCGGGCTACGTATGGCCTGAACCCGCCCGGCCCAGGTAAACCAGACATCATCCCGGTAATGGAACAGCGTCTGAGGATCGAGAGAAAACGGGATCGCCTCGTCTTTATCCATATAAAGTGGAGTGATGACGCCGTGCCGAAAATGACAGTTTTGTGCCAGGGTGGCATTGGTTTCTGGCAAAAGGTGGCTAACGATCCGGGGCTGTTCACCGCGCATCAGGGAAATATCAATCGAGGACATCGTTATCGGAAGCACTTATAAACTGATGCAGCTCAGTATTAAAAACCTTACCGCTCAGGGTAAAATTATCGGGTACCGTCACTACGTAGTAGCACGCTACGTGCTCAGGTGGCGGATATTCGATATAGCCATCGGGATTTTCTTTTGGAATATATATTGTTTTCATAACAAACCCACTCATTATGTGTATTTAACGCCATATATTAGATGGATACGAGAATTTTCATCACTGACGACCCATAATGTCGAACGGAATGCCGAGGTTGGAATTGTCCAGATAGAGCCATCTATTGAGCGAATGCTAATATCGACTGATAGATTTCTATTAACTATTTCATTAATCACCCACATGGGCTTAATATCGATTGCAGCATACCAATTATTATCATCAGTAGAGACAATAATAATTTCATCAAAATCTGATGGGTTTTGTGACAGCGAGATATTACCATTTCCAATATTACCGCTAAAAAGCAGCGTCTTGTGCCCCACAGCTGCCTTGTTAACTCTATCGCTGACTCTTCTTACCGCAGAGGCCGTCGGCGCCCGTGTGGTACTGGTACTGCTGACGCTGTCTTCAAGCTGGACCTGTCCGGGTCGGGTGGTAGTTGCGGCACGGGTTGCCTCGTCATAGGTTCGCTTTAGCGCAGAGCATGTCGGCGCCCGTGCGGTACTGGTACTGCTGACGCTGTCTTCAAGCTGGACCTGTCCTATTTGGTTGGTAGTGGCGATACGCGTGGCATATTGATAGGTACGCCTCAGCGCGTTGGCCGTCGCCGCCTCTGAGATGCTGGTGCTCTCGGTGCTGTCGCTGAGCTGCACAACCCCTCGGCGTGATATTGTCGCAGAAACAACGCCAATGTTTTGTAGAAAACGTGATTTATCAGGAATATCTGCACCATTTTGTAGCTTATCCAGTTTCTGGCCGATCAAATTCATGACGGTAGCAGAAAATTCAGGATCATTACCCAGCGCTGACGCCAGCTCCTGCAGCGTATCCATGGCGGCCGGTGATGAGTTAATCAGCTTACTGACCTGTGCCAAGACAAACGCCGCCGTGGCAATCTCCTGGCCTACCGCCGATCCGTCCGGTGTCGGTGCCTGCGGCGTTCCGGTAAAAACGGGGCTATCCACCGGTGCCTTATCTAAGGTGCGTATTACCGCCTGCTCGACATATGACGCGTCCTCCACCACGCGGCTCACCGCCATGTTGACCACGGCCACCTGCTGGGCAATATCCTGTGCCACCAGCAGGCCGGTATCCGTATCTTCCTTTATCTGCTGGGCCGATAGCACCGCCTGCTGGGTATACCCCTGCACCTCCGCGGCATAGCGCGCCGTATCATCCCTGGCCTGCCTGGTCACCTGTATTGCTTCCTGGGACACATCCGCTGCGGCCTGTGCATTCTGCGCCTTTATACCCGCCTGTTGTGCATATTGGTCAGCGTTTCTTGCCGCACTTTCCGCCTGTTTCTTCGCCACATCCGCCCGTTCACTGTCATTATGCACCACCTCAGCAACCCGCGCTGCAGCCTCTTCTGCCGCATGTACTGCCGCAACTTCGGCACTCTGCTCGGCAGCCAGACGGTGATCCGCCGTGCGCTGTTCACTTTCGGCCGCAGCCATTTCTGACCTCTGCGCATGCCGCTGGCTATCCTGCGCGGTTTGGGCATAATCCGCCGCCATTTCTGCAGCCTGCCCGGCCGCAAGACGATGGGCCGCTGCCTGACGCACGCTCCCGGCAGCGGCGACTTTTGACGCCTGTGCATGTCGCTGACTCTCCTGTGCAGCACGGGCGGCCTGGCTGCTATCGTGCTGTAGACGCTGCATAATGACAACGTCATCGGCCACCTTATGCTGGATCTGGCGAAAATAGAGGATGACCTCCGGCGTCACCTCTTGCTCCATCACCTGCTGGTGTAACAGCGCATTCAACGATGATGGTGCGGAGTCTTCTGTCAGCGTCACTGCGCCGTAGACAAAATTGCGCCCCTGATGGGCCACGCTGATCGAATAATTGCCCTCCTCCAATCTTACGGAATACTGGCCATTTTCTGCCGTCATCACGCTGCAGGTAAAACCACGCAGTACCTGCATGCTATTGGCAATAGCCGTCAATGTAATCTGGGCACCGGATACCGCTTTACCGGACGGATCGAGTAAAACCCCGGAAATCACAACACTCACACCTCTCCTCCCATATACTTACCGCGCAGTAACTGGCGGATTGTGGCATCGGCGCGCTGTTTAACCCCCAGCTGCTCCACAAACATCTGGTAATGCTGGACGGCCAATGCCACATTGGCCCCGCCCTCATTGTCTTTGCTGAATGCACGGAACAACATCCAGTCCATCAGGGGATTGATATAAACGGGATCGAGCGGTACCGGCTGAAGCGCAACGGGATCCTGCAGCGTCTCCACACTGATGGGTTCAGGGCTGCGACATACCACCGCATCCAATATCACCTCCTCTTCCGGAGCGGGGAACAGGTAATAAACCTGCGGGGTCTGATCGCTGTAACAATAACGCTCCACTACCCCGCTCATAGCGTGCCAGCCCGGATATTGGGTATCCAATACCTCGCGTGGTAGCGGTAACAGCGCCCGCCCATTCTGAACGCGCACAATATCCAGCAGCCGGAATACATCCCCAGGCAACGATTGCCGTGTTCCCGGCACAGTCTCCAGTGTGGTCATCACGGCACCGGCATCCGGGCGCACCAGTAAAATGGCGCGTATCGCATCATTAAAGTAGTCGCACAGTTCGGCCAACGGCCAGCGCGCCCACAGGGTATCCTTCAGTTGGGTATTCACCCTTCCTATCACATCAGCAATCGTCGTCATCAGAAAAAGGCGTGTCGGCGTGTTGGATTATGAAAACCCGTCTCATACGGGGCAACCTCACTGCTACTGCGAAACGCCTCCCGATAGCCATCGATAAAACGGAGCCGGTAATAGTCGGCGCGCTGAGCATCGCTCCAGGGCTTGCCCGCCATCATATACAGCTGCATCAATGCACCCGCTGCCAGCGCCTCCTGATAGGCTTCCAGCGCATCGGGAAGCTCGGTGGCACCCGGCGCGGGCTCGGTCGCCATGCGTACACGCAGCGCCGCAACCGGACACAATAACCGCAGCTGGTCCGCCTCTACGGTAAAATCCACGCCTGGCCACAGCGCGACCGCAATATTGGGCGATTGCCGTGAGGTTACCGAGAGTAGCCGACTGAATATCAGTGCGGTGTCCGCTGGCGCCAGAGACAATGTCAGCCCGGCCTGCGCTGCCCCAAACTGCAGCGTTTCCCTGCTTACCAGCGACTCCCGGCAAAAACGGATCGCTGCGCTCAGGAGCGCCTCGCGCATCATCATCTCCAGCGGCCCGTCAATTCCCCGGCGTATGGCCGGCAAAAAAATATCGGCCCGAACCATCAGGCTTGTACCGCTATTTTTTCCCGGTATGCATCGCGAACTCTGACACGGAACGCATCCGCCTTCTCCTGGGCACCTTTCTGCACACCCAACTCCTGCGCCTCCGCCAACGTGATCAGCTGCGCCACGGTAAATTTTGAGATATCGATGATCGTGCCCTCGATCTCCAGCGCGAAGCTCTGCTGCTCGGTCTGCTGACGCACCTGCATCTGCGCTGCCAGCGACGCCTGCTGTTTCTCCTCGTGTTTCTCCTGCGCCTCAGCTAGAAACCTCTCCAGATTTTTTGCCGGAATAAAAACACTGGGAAACGCCAGCAACTGGTATGCGACCGCGGTATCCACAGAGACTGGGATATGACGTGGGAAGACCAGCCGGCTGCCGGTAACCGTATCGCGCTTCTCGGCTTTGGGGCCGATATAGACCACTGCAATTTGCTCAGACATGTTCACTCCCAAAAGAAAAAGGCCCCGCAGGGCCCGTTGACTCAATATCCGATCACGCTATAGCGCACCAGCACACTCAGCGTTCCACTCACCGGTCCGCCTGCGACCTTCAACACCAGCGTTCCACCCTGCTCAGATGTGGTCAATGGCACCAGGGGATACACGCCAGAAACCGTTTCCGTTAAGGGCAGACTCAATAATTGAATATCGAATAAGGAGGGAGACTGGATAGCGAACGTCAGCATTTTTCCTGCACTGAGTCCGCTGCCACAGATCTGTAGCGCATTAATACGCATACCCAACGGGAGCTCAAACAGCCGGATCTGTTCGTCTTCCATCAGATTATCCAGCGTCACCACACTCTCCGCGATGGACTCATTGCCCAGCGCACCCTGATAGATCCGATCGTGCATTGACGGGGCATTAATCTCTTTCATCAGAATACCTCCGGGAAACCTCGGCCTTCAGGCCGGGAAGGAAAGGAGGCGGTTTTCCGGCTAACTGTCTTTTGCATCATCACATTCTCCTCTTTAGCAGGTGAAACCATGAAACGTGCATTTGATATCCTCCCCCACCTAAAGGCGGAGGAGGATGTCAAACTGGAAAAAACATTATCTCCTGATTATTCGGCTGATCACCGCTGACAGCAGAGTCCACCACCATCACACCGTGATCCTGAACACGGCCATTTTTCTGCCTAAAGCGGATTTTCTTCAGTCCGTTGATCCAGCGAATAGAGATCTCCCGCCCGTTGTCATGATCAGTGCGCTCTTCGTGATAGCCAAAGAATCCGCCGCCGTCGCCAATCCCCCAGGCGCTGGCCAGCGCCTGCCCCCCCAGCAAAATCGCCCGGTCAATAGCCGTATTGGCCTGCAGAGTCTGTACCGAGGCCGCATCATCATTGGCAGAGACCTGAACGCTAGAACCCTGGTAGAAACGGATCGGCATGCCACCATACTTACGCACCAGGATATTGCGCCACATGGCGCACTCCCCCTTGAACAGCGGGTGATCGAACCCTTTTGAGCGCTGTACCGCCCGGGTCATCATCGCCTGCCAGTCCTTGCCGTTAGTGGAGGTATACCAGTCATTCCATTGCCGTGGAGTCACGTACAGCACAAAGTAGGGGTCCTCATCCTTCAACTCATCGCGCGACAGCCTGACCGGCTGCAGCGGGTGCGCCATTTCGTCCAGGTAGAGAGAGATATTGTCCACTGTCGCCAGGCTGAATAGATCCGCCGCATCCAACAGTTCAAAGGAGGTCGCATCACCGGAGAAAAAATGGCGATCGTAGGTTGGCGGCATGACCTCGTTAACCATGATCCGCGCAAACTCCGGGTGATCGGCGGGCGGCAGGATAATATCGTCCGCCATAAAATCCCCACGGGTACCCGCCAGATGTACCACGGCACACTGGTCCTGCAGATCGTTAAAATAGGTACCGAGAAGACGACGTGCTGCACTGCGCAGATCGTGCTTAAAGCGCTGCTGCGACATCTTTCCACCGGCATCCACAATGTGCCGTCCCTGATCGATACTCAGCGCAAAGTCGGCAAACTGCAGGTTTTCTCCGCGCCCCTCCAGCTTCTGGTCCCCCATGGTCGGGCGTTTGGACAGCTTGTGGATCACCTGCATATCCACCGAGTCCCCCTTGGTTTTGGTTAAATCAGTTACCCGCACCACCGGTGCGGTATAGCTGGTCTGATTCACCCCCTGCTTATCAGAGGCAACCTGCTTGGGTGCTTCGGATTGCTCCGTCAGCACGTTGACAAACGAGCGGTTGCGGTTGGCGGCGGTAAACAGCGCTACCTGCAACAGCTTATTCGCCTGGGCTTTGGTAATGGTCGTCATGATTTTTCCTGTCCCGGTTAAAACGCATCACCGGCCTGTGACAACAATGCCTCGATCTGGCTCTCACTCATTCCGGCCATCATGGCCAGCAGTTCACCATCACTGGCATTGGCTGCCTTATCCAGCACCGACTGCGGTGACTGGGTTACCGGCTGTCCCACATCCGATGGCGAAGAGGGTACGCTGGGCGTCGCGGCCGCCGCGGCCAGCTTCTCCTCCGCCTGTTTTTTTAGCGATTCTGCTGAGGTCGCCCCCACGGCCACGTCCGGATCGCCAAACGCGACCTTGGTACGTCGGGCGGCCTCAGCGAAACGCGCATCCAGGGTTTTGTCTTGCCAGGCAGGATCGGTTTTCAGACGCTCATCCACCGTAATGGCAAAATCGCGCCGATCGATGTCACTATCGAACCACTGTGCCAGATCGGGATTGCGCGCAATCGCCTCCAGCACCGGGTTGATTCCGCCACCATCCTCGCTGGGACTCGGCTTCGCCCGCGCATTCAGGTAGTTCACCTGGTTAACCACCTGCTCGAACATCTCTGCCAGCTCCGGGAAGTCCGCCCGCACCTTATCCAACTGCTCGGTACTGATCTGCGTCTCTTCCGGCAGGGTGGCCGGCTGCATCCCTGCCCGGCTCACCTGCTGCTGCAGCAGCGTCAGCGTGCGCTTAAGCGCCGCATTCTCCTCGGCAGCGGACTGCGCCGACTGTGCGCTGCGGCGCGCCTGCTCCCTGGCAGCCTGCAGTACATCGTAGGGAATATGGTGTACGCCATCCTTACCCAGTACCACTTTAGCGGCGGGATCGGTGACCGCAGCGTCCTGCGGCTCTTCTCCAGCTGGCGATGCCAATGCAGCCTCAGGCGGCACATCCCCTGCGGACGCTGGCGTGTCCGGTGCGATCGCCGGTTCCGGATCGCCCTCGCCCGCGGACACGTCCTCCTCATTGCTACCGGCCTGCGCCAGCAGTGCCTCCAGCTCGTCCGGTGTCTTCCCGGCGATATCTGCATCATCGATGTCCATATTGCTCTCCTGCCTGTCTATTTGTCGGATAGATCCGAAACAGAAAAAGGCGTGTCGCTGCCCATGCGAAAAAGGGCTCTGCGATAACAGAGCCCTTTGCGGCGTGTGCAACTCATTATTTTGAAAGGTGATGCTTAAAATGGTGGTTTATCAGCAGGGCACTTGACATCCTCCCCGCCCTAAAGGACGGGGTTTTACGGCGCACTGAATAAAAAGCATGCTTAAAAGCACCTTTAAAGGTGTCTATAAAAACGCTATAGTGTATCTATCTGACAAGGAGAAGACATATGGCATACCAAATTCTCACGACCACCGCCGCCAGCATTACCGACCTGAAACGCAATCCAATGGGTACCATTGCTGAAGGTGACGGCAATGCCGTAGCAATCTTAAACCGGAATGAGCCGGCCTTTTACTGCGTTCCACCGGAACTCTACGCTTACTATCTGGAGCTGGCTGAAGATGCGGCGCTTAATCGTATCGCCGATGAGCGTCTGGAGGACGCTGAGTTTGTCAGCGTAAATATCGATGACCTATAAACTGAGCTTTGAAAAGCGAGCCCTGAAAGAGTGGAAAAAACTGGCACCGCCGATTCAAAGCCAGTTGAAAAAGAAACTGATCGAACGCCTGGAAAACCCACATGTTCCAGCAGCACGCTTAAGTGGGCGCGCTAACCGTTATAAAATAAAATTACGCTCTTCCGGTTACCGGTTAGTTTATGAAGTCAACGATAGCGAAATCATCCTGCTGGTGATCGCTATCGGTAAACGGGCCGATAACGAGGTGTACCAAGCGGCAGACAGTCGTTAGCCACCTAAAAACAAAAAACCCGCAAAAAGTGCGAGGCGGGTCATCGTTCGCAAATTAGCTCACTTTTTACCCTAATGCAATGGCAGCGCGGCAATCTGCTGCTCGATAAGGGTTAACAACTGCTGACGGGCCACCTGAGCATCCTGCTGCATTCCCTGCAAAATCTGCCCTGTTTCCGCCTGTGTTTTCATATCATGGAAGCGCTGCCCCTCGGCCTGTGCCTGCTCACGCTGCGCCGACGCCGCCGCACGCTGGGCTTCGGCCTCCAGTTTACCCACCTTGGCCTCCAGTTCGCGCATCGCCAGCGCCAGCTGTTGCTGCTCCACCTGCTGCTGCTGGGCGGCCGCCTCCTGCTCCTCCGGCGTCATCTCATCGGCTGACTTGGCCATGCCCACCGCCTGACGGATCCGCTCGACAAACTCGCTCTTATTGGGAATATCCAGCAGCGAAATCCACAGATCCAGCACCGCCGCCTGCACCTGCGGCGGCAGACCAGCCACCACCTGCCCCAGCCGCTCCGCCAGCTGAGAACGGTAGGCTGGCGTCTGCTGGATCGGCGCCAGCGCAATATGGGCGCGCAGACGGGCAATATCATTACTCATGCCGTCGCGCCCCTCAACATTGATCGCCACGCTTTTCCGCCGGCGCGCATCGTCACGGTTCACGACAATGGTGTGGTTACGCACCTGTGCCAAATCCTCCAACAGATAGCCCAACAGCAGCTGCCCGACCTGCTGGCAGGCGAACTGATAGTTGTCATTCAGCTCGGCCAGGGTGGTCGCCCCCTGCTCGACCAGATTACTGATGGCCACGCCGGAGGTGGCGTTAGAGTTCTGCCCCAGAAAGGCGGAATAGACCCCCATGCCATCCTGGATCAGCTTCATGGAGTCCTGCATCACCTGAAACTGCTGCTGCGCCACCTGAAAGTCCTGCTGCACCTCCAGCGACTGGGCGATGGTGGTCTTATTGCGGCGATCGGGGTTCAGAATAATCAGTCCATCCGGCCGCTCCACCTCTTCCTGCACCTGCTTCCGACTCATATTCACCGCATCATCATCCATGATGACCCGCTTAGCGGTCAGTAAAAACGTCAGCTTAATCCGCCGGAAATTCACCTCGTCCTGCGCCGGTATCGCCCGGCTGACCAGACCATAGGGGGCCCCGTTGCGATCTTTGCGGTAGCCCCAGAACGGGATCAGCGGAAACATCCCCTGCGGCGCCGTGCAGGGCCTATCCACCAACTGGTGCGGCCCCGCAAACCAGGCCTCGCGGATACGGCTGCTGCGCGCCATCTGTACCTGCACTCTCCCCATCGCCAGTGCCGCGGCGTGCAGTGGGTTTTCAGCCTGATACTCAAGGGCGCGTCCGTTGGCCAACGTCATCACCGGCAACGTCACCCAGCTACGATAGTAAACCACCTGCAGCAGCACCCGCTGCCGATCGCTGCTCAACCACTCCAGCTCCCTGCGGCTGTACTGCTGATACTCCTCATAGGCCGCGACCAGATCGGCATCCAGCCCCTCGGCCAGCCCGGTATCGATAAAACCGCGCCAATCCATACGGGCATTCTGGAGTATCGCTGCCTTGGCGGGGAACGTGGCCAGTGCCTCGTCCAAATCCATCCAGCGGCGACGCAGCAGCCAGCGGCAGTCGCTCAGATCCGGCTCCCGGCTGTGCCAATCCCAATACACCTCGTTGCGGTGTACCGTACCCGCCCTATAGCGCGGCCCAAAGATATTGTCGCTGCGCCGCACCTCCACCCATTCCAGCCCGGCTTTTAACATACCGGCATAGGCATCGCTGCGCGCCTTGCCCAGATTGGCCAGGCGACAGGCATCGGCGAACTCGGCATTCACCGCCTCGGCCAATGCCTCAAACTCCGGCTGCGGATCATCGGCTACCACCATCAGCTCGGTGCGGGTTTTGGCCTCCATGCCCAGCACGCCGTCTACCGTCGGCGCGATCAGGTTATGCATGGTCAACGGCTGACTGCGCTCCAGCAGCGTGGCAATCAGCTCCGGCGGCAGCTGCTCGCCGTCATAGTAGGCACAGGCCTTATTGGCCGCCGAACGCCAATCCGGCTGATGATGAATATCGGCCGTGATAGACAGCAGCTGAGCCAGGGTGAACTGGCCCTGACGATCGGGCGCCGTCGAAATATCCGGGGAAGAAAAGGGATCGGTCATCGGGTCATCCAGTGGGCTGGCTGATGTTTAATGGGCTCCGGCTGTCTGCGCGCCGGCATCCGGGCGCGCATCTCCTGGGCCAGGGCATAGCTCATGACCTGATCGTCATAACAGCCCGCCTGGGCGCCCATCGTGCCATTTTTGTCATAAACGTAGGTATTCATCTCGCTCACACTGCCAATCCAGCGTAGTCCGTCCGCCGCCTCCCGCAGCAGGGTTTTCAGCCCCTCGATCAGGATCGGCTTGCTCTGGCGCGTGGTCAGCCACCCCAGCCGGCGGGTTTCATCATCGGTATCCTGGTTGAGGAATTGCTCGTTATACAGATAGCGCGGCGGATACAGCGCCCGCAGCTTCTGTAATACCGCATGGCCGTGGTTATTACGCTCTACGCCGATATAGGCCATGCCGTACAGGCGGCCGACGTTATCCAACAGCATGGCAAACAGCTCGGCATCCAAATACCCCACCCAGTGCGCCACCTGCTCTCCGCTGCTCTGTTTCACCACATCCAGACTGCTGCGATCGCGCCGCTCCAGCCCCTCCGCCACATCGGCGCCAATGGCATACACCTCATCGGGATCGGGCAGCTCCCAGATCAGCAGATAATTGAGCAGCTGACGCTGCAGCACATCGCTGGCGCCCTGTCGCAGCGCCTGCATCTTATTTTTACGCCCGGTCACCGGATCGATGTCGTAAACCAACGCGGGCGGCGCACAGCGCCCCTCCGCCTGCAGCATGGATGCCGAGGAAAAGACCCGGCGCCCGGAGGTCAGGAACGCCTCGCGCGGCGTAGAGGGAAACTCCTGCTTCATCTCCTGCTGCTGCTCAGCCTCTTTGCGCACGTACCACCATTTTTGCCGATCGCTTAAGCTGATCCGCATCGCCTGCTCAACGTCGGCAAAATAGTCCTGGTGATGACGGCTCAGCCGCAGCCCGCCCGGCGGCACCGCCACCGCATACTTGGGATCCTGCCACCAGGCATAGAAATGAAACTTATAGTCCTGCGACGAGAGCGGTAAACGGCTTTGCGCCATCTCCTGCGCCCGCAGGCTCATATCATAAAAATCGCCGCCTACCCCCTCCGCCGTGGACTCGATAAACACAATGCTGCCCTCGGCCACCGCGTTCAGCGTCCCGGTGCGCACCTCTTTCGCCTTCGCCGGATATTTGGCGCAAATTTTTCCATGCTCAGAAATATGCAACCGCTGTACCGTGCCCGAACGGAAAGAGGTGGCCACCATGATATTGGAGCCGTGCGCGAATTCGATGTAGCCCCCAGAGGCCCCGCCGTGACGCTTTACCGCATGAAAACAGCCCGCCAGCCACCCAGGCAGATGATCGAAAGGCACCTCGATTTTGGTACGGAAAATCTCTGCCGCCGCCTGCTTATCCTGCGCGACGATGCCGCACTTTACATTTTTGCTGAACAGCGCCTGATCCAGCAGGTACAGATCGATGGCGGTGGAAAATCCCAGCTGACGGGCTTTCAGGATCAGGTTTTTTTCGTGCATCTCCATAAACAGCTGCCGCTGCGCCGGCCGCATCCGAAAAGGCACCAGCCGCCCCTGCTCATCAACGATCTGGTACAGATTGTCCAGCCGCCACCACGGATCGCTCAGATAGCCGCGGACCAGCGCCTGCTGCTCCCGCTCACTCATCGCCCGAACCGGCATTGATCCGCCCTCCCTGCTGGCTTCCCTGGATCTGCTCAATCACCTCCCGCAGCGGCGTATCGGCATCACTGTTCTCCGACGTCAGCCGCTGCGTCTCCGCCCAGCGCTTGGCGGTCGTCGCCTCGTTCAGCGCATTGACGCGCAGGGTCCGCTCCAGCGACTCAATGCGTACCGTATTACGCAAAATCCCCCGCTCCGCCGCCCCGATATTTTCCCGTAATACCTTGCCCTGATCTGGGTCCGCCTGCTCCAGCTGCGCTATCCAACGCCCGATATTCGTCGCCGCCGTCAGGTTTCCCGCCCGCAGCATCAGCAGCTCATCGTTCAACTGCAGCCGCTGCGCGTCCTGTATAATGTCATCGGGCCACAGCATGCGGCGGGCATAGGCGCCATGGGTCACCGCCGCCGTATTGTGCGGCAGAAAAGGACGGATGGGCGGCGCGTGACGTGAACCACGAATTGGTTTTGCCGCAGGTGAAACAGAGGAGAGCGCCTCTGCGCCCCCTTGCCCATCCTCCTGCCCGCGCTGATTTTTTACCGGTACGCACTTTTTTCCCTGTTTTTTCTGCGTACCTTTTTTGCGTACCTGCGTACCTTTTTGCGTACCGTTTTTTTCACCGCGTACCCAGCCATATTTTTTGGCCATTTTTCGAATGGCACCTTCGGATACGCCGTGCTGGGCACCGATGGCCCGTAGGGACAGCTCTCCGGCCTGGAACGCCACTGCAATCGCCGCCCAGTCCGGTTTTGTCATAATGGTTATCCTGGCGATGACCGCACGGTCCGCATTTTTTTAGCACCGCACAGCCACAAAATGCGCGTAAAACACAGTCCTCACGGCGCCCGCGACTGCATCACGGCATCGTAGAGCCGCTCACAGGCCAGGTCGGCAGCTCGGGCCCGGTCAGCATAGGCTGCCAACGCTGCATTGCGTTGGAGAGATTCGCCGAGCACGTCGGCAAACAGAAATCCGGCAGCGGCGCTTGCCGGGCTGGATCCACCAGCGGTGGAGACTCGGCAGGGGGAACGGTCTGCCAACTGCTGCCGCAGTTGAGAAAGCGTACGCCGCAGGCGCTCAGCATCAACGGCAGAACGAGCAGCATCGGCTTTAATTTGGTCCAGTTGTTGATCCGCATTCTGTTTCACCTTAATCATGGCCTGCCAGCGTACCGCTCACAGGGTGGGGGTGACCATCTCATTAGCCCCGGCATAAAGCGGGGCTTCTGGACGTACGTCATCTTGTTTCACAATATGCATTCCCCCAGTATCGAGCGGAACGGTAATCGCTTCACATCGCTCACCACCAGCGGATTTGCCCTATCAAATAACCAACGGCAGCGACAAACAGTACAAGCCAAAGCAGAATGAACCGCCAGTTTGGTAACTGCTCGATCATTAGTCGCAACTCCCTAATCAGTTTGCTAAGATCAATCAACGTTTCTTCCTTGCCGCTATCAAGATGAAGAAAACAGAAAGCTCCGACTGTTTTCCGCAATCGGAGCTTTATTTCATGCAATGCGTATTGACAGGATTTCGCATCATCCCACCATCGAACTGTTCACTATTTTTAGATGGGCATTCTGGATCCATCTGTCGCTAGGACAGCGTCACCCGCTCCCGAACCCAACCATACAGAAACGACTCGTTCTGCACCCGCTGCTCGGCCAGCGCCAGATAACGATCGCCCTGACTGCAGTTCAGCGCCCGCAGCAGCACCTGTTCACCCTCTTCTCCCCGGGCATCCAGATAGGCACGCAGCGCAGAGAGCGTACGTGGCCCGATCACCCCATCGGCGCTGATATCCGGGTACAAGCGCCCGCCATCGTTAAAGGCGGTCAGCCAGCGCTGCAGCCACTTACTGGGCACCGACGGCCCCATGTTGACGCCGGTATCGCACAGCTCGGCGGCCACCAGCGCGGAATAGTCCGCCACCAGGTCAAAACGGGGACCTGACCAATAGTCGCTCTCATAGATTTCCAGCGCCTGCGCCCGCGTCAGGTTACGCATATCGCCGGTATAGCCATGGGCACGCGCCACCTTCTCGGTGATCCCCCAGTTGGTTGGCCCCCCTGTGTCGTTAGGGTGATCGACGTATCCTCCTTCGCGCCCCAGCAGGACATCGAAGATGTGATCCTTGGTGAGTGCCATAATTACCGCTCCCTGTCTGTTGATATTCCCAGTTTGCGCTGCAGGATATACATCGCAAAACGCTGGATCTGCTGCACACCGATAAAGCCAATGGCACCGCCGATGGCCGGGGTCAGCGACTTCGGCAAATTAAAGTAATCCAGCGTCGCCACCACGGTCAGTGTCAGGGCACCGCATAACGCCCCCTCTAACGCCGTTTGTTTCCAGCCGCCGCCCAGATAGGTCACCCGGACAGCCGCCGTCAGAATGGCCAGTAATACGCCGCCTACCGGGGTCTCCCCTTGCCACCAGCCCCACAGCAACTCCCTCCACTCCAACCAACTTCCTGGGTTATGGTGCATATGTGCCATCTCATTACCCCGCGCTGGGGAAATTTGGATAAAAAAAAACCCGGCATTCGCCAGGGTCTGTTATTTGGAAAAATATATCGGTGTTAGCCAATGAGCTTCAAATCCGCTTTACGATGCTGCTTCTGTTCACGGTAAAAATTTTCGTGAGGTCCGATCGTTAATAGATACAGTTCTACCCGTTTTGACTGCCAGCTGTATCCCAACAGCACTAGATGATTATTCAGCGTAAACTTATGCACCCGCAGAAAGCTTAAATCTCCCTTTTTCAGCTCACCAAGCTCGGGATCGGCGATAATTTTATCGATCTCATCTTCAACCCGTGCCAGCTGAGATACCGAGAGCTTATCCAGTGCTTTCTCAAACCGCCGACTCTGATAAACCGCTATCTCACTGGCGTTTGGTCCTTCGGACATAGCGCGTCACCTTCTGGTTATTGACCTCACTCTGCGCCAACAACACCTCACTGATAAAACTGTAAGGTAAATCTGGATTATCCTCGGCTATCCGGCCAATCTTAGCCCAATGCTCAATCTGCTTAGGAACGCTACGGCTCTCAGCATCGGCATGGATCTTAGCGTCGTTGACAAACTCATCATCCAAACGAACACTCGTTGCCATTTTGCGGTGCCTCTCGGTGGTTACTCGCCATCACAGCGTATGCATAGTATGCGACATTTTGTCGCGCTGCGCAACTTTTCGCCACCAGTTAACATCCTCCCCCGCCTAAAGGCGCGGGATTCCTACTACGCTCAAACCATGATCTGAGTCGTTTCGGTGGGTTCCTGCTTCATCGAGCGACCTAACGCTGCCATCTCTCCACAGGCTAACGCGGCGTGCCCCGCCGCTAAAATATTACGGGCACCGTTTATATCGGCGTTCTCTGTATATCCACATTCCAGACACTCGAATGACTTTGTGACTGGCGGTTTTCTTTCGCTGTATGACCACAGCAGGCGCATTGCTGACTGGTGTAGGCTGGATTAATCGCCAATACCGGATAGAGATGATATATATCGAAGGATGCCGCGATTAATCGGCGATAAACATAGCTTGGTCATCTTTCCGAATTTAGCTCACTTATTAACCATTGGCAATCTCTTCATGCCACCGCCTGCCCCTCCAACATTAACCGTATCGACAAGGCATCGCCAGCCAGCTGCATCTCCTGATATAACCCACTGAGCGTATCATTCACCCATGACTGGTACTCTGACCGCCATACCTCAGGCGTTATCACCATGCCCTTATCCACCAGCGAACGCCGGAAATGGTCAGCGGTCACACTGATTTTTCCTCGGCCACCACAGGTATCACAGCAATGGGGCTGCGGGCGCAACAGCTGGCCGCTGCCTCGGCAACGTGGGCAATGGGGTGAACGGGCCGCCTCTGCGTCGGCCCAGTCGGCCAACGCCCGGCGGAGAGCCACGGAACGGCCCGCCAACGCATCGTGCTGCGCCAGATTACGCTGGTAACGCCAGCCCCCCTCACTCAGCATTACCCGGGCTTTCTCCAGTCCCTTTTGCTGGCGCTGAATAGCGGCCAGCTGCTTGGCTGCCAGCGTTGCCCGGGGGCCATGTTTGCGCAGCAGCGCCGCCAATACCACCCGCTGGGCGGGCAGCGTCCGCCCCAGTGCCACGGTGACGGCCAGCTGGCAGACGGCGGTACCATCAGGGGGATGTGGGCTCCGGCACACCCTATCAGCCGCCGCCCGCCGCGCACGCTGTTCGGCCTGACGATCTTCCCGGTAGCGGGCCAGCAGCAAATCGAAGCCGAGCGGATGGCACTGTGCCACCGCTGCAAACGCGCCCAGGATTTGCTCCCGGGTGATCCCTGGCACCGCCCGGATCAGGTACAGGCATTCTGCGCTGACGCTGCGCGGGTCAAACATCTTGATCAGTTGTTCGATGGCGATAGGCATAAACCCGATCCTCCATGAGGGAGTCTGGTTTATCCTATTTAAAAGCATGGGAATATCAATTAAATAACATTAAAAACGCCCGATATTTTCAGAGCCCTGTAAATCCATATCGATTTTTCACTTTTTTATTCACCTTGTAAATACACATTGTTGGACTAATAACCGCCACTATAGATACAACCACAAACGCTATAATCAAGAAACATGAAAAAACCAGAGAGAAAATGTTTTTTGAAATATAGCCATCATCAAAAATAGACCAACCAAAAACATGATCCAAAAAAAAGAAAAACAGAAGAGCAAGGTAGAAATATGCCATACAAAACATACGAATCATACCTTGATCTTTAAAGCACCGTCTATAAAGCTGCTTGGCTAAGAACCAATGTATTTTAGTGGCGTTAGGCGAGCTAACAATGCTGATATTGTATGACAGAATCGCTGCGGAAGAACCAAAAAGACCTAATCCTGCTACTGAAGTTACAAATGCCATTTTTAATGCATAGTCGCTATTAGGCAACACTGCTATTGTTAAAGAAACTATGGCTAAAAAGCCAGCAATCGCAGAAAAAAAACCACGCAAGAAAATAAATTGCTCTTTCATGTAATACTCCAGTTTTAGAGGCTAGATCTAAAACTAAAGCATGAAACAGCCAAACTCAAATGATTATCACCCTATTCATTTACTACCACGCCCGGCAGTCCTCCCCACCGGGCGCTCCAAACTACCCTGCCCGCCGCTCCAGCCGGGCCAGGCTTTGCCGCTCGACGTTGTTCAACCGGGAGCGGGTCTCCCCCAACAGACTCAGCTGCCGGAACTCATGCTGAATATGGTTCAATACCGGACGGAGTTCGCCGCGGTTACGCACCACCTGCTGCAGCACCTGCTTTTCAAGCTGCTGGAGCAGGCTGCGGGTTTCATGGCTGATCTCCATGATGCGCTGCAGCTCGCGGGCCAGTGCAGGCAAATCGGCGGCGGTAAAGGGATATGGGGATGGCACGCCGGTGGCCTGACGCAGCGCGTACCAGACGCCCTGATTCCAGGCGGCGCGGAACCGGAACGGATTGACGATGGAGTCGATCAGCCATTTCAGGTTTTTTATCTCCCCGTCGCAGAGCGGCTGTGGCTTAGGGGCTGAGTACGCGCCCTGCTGGCGGGTGAGCAGTTGCCTCTCCATGCGGTTGAACTCGGCGATATAGGCCTCTTTAAACGCGGCGGCACGCTTACCGGTGAAACCCATGACCAGAAAGACGAAGCCGTCTTTGGTCATCTCGTAGTAGACCACTTGGCGCTCAGCACCACTGCCTATCGCTTTATTTTTCACCATCCGCGAAAAGTTGCGGATGGTGAAATATTTTGAGCAATCAAGGGATTCTACTTTTTGCACGACGTGATGAGCTTGCTTACCAAAATAGGCAGCGACGTCATCGGTAGTTGTCACCGCCCTGCCATCGTGGATCGACACTTTGGGAGGGCGGGTAATGTTTGAGGCGTGAGAGATGGTCATAGCTTGTATCCTTTTCTAGAGGATACCCGAATGGCTCGGGTGGCCGAGTGCTAGAAACTTGTACAAGCGGCAAGCGGGCTTATTCCCATTGCTGGTATTGTATTCGCCCACACTCGGCCATATCCGAGATATGACCATAAAAAATCCGCATGTCTGACAGGTGCGGGTTCCGGCTTGCAGGTGTTTCTAGCACCTGAGCGGACTATACCCCCGGCATCGCGGATAAAACTAATTCTGATTTATGATACTTTAATTACAAATCATAAGAATGCAATAACCATCCCCTTGGAACAGTGAGTGGCATATATTTCCTAATGCTCTTAAAAACCGCCCATTCCAGGACGCCAATCCCAGCAACAGATGTTGCCGCTGCCACTACGCTCTAGCGCTCACAATTCCGATGGGCAAGAACTTGCGAAAACATAACAATATTGTTATGTTTCACTCCATGAACTACACTATTGAGTACTACAGCGAAGAGGTTCGGCTTGAGGTCGATCAGTTGCCAATGGGTATGCGGGTTCGATACCAGCATCTCGTTGAACGCATGGAAATCTACGGTAGTAATCTCGGAGAACCACACACAAGCCCTTTTGGCGATGGGCTTTTTGAGCTTCGAATCAAAGGCAGTGATGGCATCGCCCGCGTGTTTTACTGCACTCTTACCGGAAAACGTATCGTCATGCTGCACAGCTTCATCAAGAAAACCCAGAAGACGCCAAGCGCTGAACGTAAGAAGGCTGAAACCAGAATGAAGGAGGTAAAACATGGCTGGTAAACGCACCCCCCCCACGATGACGCATGATGAAATGGCTGCAAAATGGATGGAAGACCCGGCATTTAAAGCAGAATACGATGCCATCGAAGAGGAATACGCCCTACTCGATGAAATGCTCGCAGCCCGCAAAAACGCGGGGCTGACCCAGGCGCAGGTCGCCGAACGTATGGGAACCAAGGCTACAGCGATCACTCGCATGGAAAGTAATTTAGCCTCCGGCCAAAGCGGGCCATCATTCGCCACGCTGAAAAAATTTGCACACGCGACCGGCAAGAAACTGCAGATCCGGTTTGTCTGATCTCCTGCCGCATCCTGCACGGTGCGGCCGTAGTCGTCGTTCTACAGATAGCCGACTAACCATGACTCGTCTCCCTCTCCCGTAAGAGGCAGCTATGCAGCTATGTTGAAAATTATTGATGTGGATGTGGTCGGCGACCATGTTATCGAGGTCGAATTTAGCGACGGCTTCCGTGGTAGGGCTGATTTAGCCGCGCTGTTCAGCAAACCGCCCTTCTCTGCGATCGCCGACTTTAACCGCTTTTCCCTGACAGCCAGCGGCGTGCTGAACTGGGGAGATGCCGAGCTTTCTGCCGATACGGTTAGGCGCATCAGCAAAGGCGCAGTGGTATCGGCATCCTCACGCGCACTCACGCCAGAAAATGTAGAAGCGATCCTCCGCCAGGCCACCTGGGAATCCATGAGCGAGGGGCGCCCGGATATTTTGCAGGCCGCGTTAAGGGGATACGCGGAACAGCTGGGCCACGCGGACGTCATCAAGAGGGCCGGGATTGCCAGCCGCAGCAGTGCATACAAAACGCTATCGCCATCAACGAACCCCAGCTTTAAATCGCTGGCAAAGATCAGCGGCGCGATTTTGGCTATCGTGCGTGAAAATAACGCGCAGCATGGTTAAGGGCTTACTGTGCGCTGTCTGCTCCACCTTTCAGTGGTGGGGGGAAAGATATTACCTCTTGTCACTGTTATCTATTTTTACTGCTGGTACGGAGGCCGATTCACTCTGTGGAGTGCTCAGTTCTTCTCTAAGCTGATGGAGCAATACTTCTCGACGCAATTCATCAACCCGCACTTCAATTTTCGCACGACTTTCAGGACTACACTGCGTTAACAGACTATCCAACGTTGCCATTTTAAGATCTCCAATATTCAGATTGTCTCACCTCGAAGACACGACATCCCTCCTAGTTGAAGGTTTTACTTACAAATCATACATATCTAACACGCTAAGCTTATCCAATAAACAAAAACCTATATATACGCATCATTTCCGTTTATTGACGGGCAAGATAGAGTTCGCAGCATCTTTAGATCTCTTTTGTAATGAGTGGTTCCTTTTAATCATATCAGGCCCAATCAAGCTACAAACAATCGTAAAAAGCTGCAACAATGTCAAAAAAACCAAAATCAGATAAGATGCACCTCTAAAAAACTCTTTATGCACTAAAAAGAAAGTTATTTGTTTTATTAAAGGCGCCGTCACACCAATTATTAATACTGATGCTAAGATTACAGTTGAGTAAACAATTGGAGTAAAAAGTCTTGTTATCCCACCTCCATTAGGTTCACCGTCAACACCACCACCTCTAAATGATTTTTTCAAGCGTTCCGGGTAAATAATTGCAAACCAAGCCCCAACAACAGCAAATATAATTGATGCTGTAGTACGTAAGGCCTCATAAAGAGGCCATTGGGATGAAAATGGCACATTCCTTCCAAAATAGGCAGAAGCAATCAAAATAGCAAAAAGGAATATACCACTTAATATTTTCATCTAAACTCCGGCCTCACGCAATATGAGCTCCCTCTTACCAACAAGTTCATTGAGAAGAGAGGCGGATGTTACAAACTCAGCATTCCGACGCTCTAAGTTTAAAGGAAATTGAGTTCTAGCCAATGAGCGACTTAACCAATATGTCTTTGAATCACCAGAGAAAGTAAATCCATAGTCGCAAGAATTAGTATCATGATTATCATTCCAATCATCAATCATTCCATTGATATCATCAATATCTACTTCCGGAGAAAGCTCATATTTTATCTTTGTTGACACATCACTTGATTGTGCTTGACTGACACGCATACCAATTAATAGTTTTTGCCAAAGGCTATAATCCTCAGCTTTAGACACATCCAATTCAACTATTTTTTCAATCTTTGACACGCTATTAGCTCGCTGTCTAATAAAATCATGTTTTCCAGGATTTCTTACTAAACCAACTGAAAATTGTGGTCGGTGTTTTTTCTTTGGCAAAGAATCATCATCAGGATTAACTTTATAACCTTTAATTACAATATCATATGTACCATCTGCTTGATCTGTCATTTCTGCCACAACATGACTCGATGACTGTTTTAAAAAGCTATGGAGATAAACCTGCATTGCTTTTTGGCCAGTTAGAGCATGATTAAGTTTAATACTTGCCACCAAATTCATGGATGGAACGAACCAAAAATAAGTTGCAAATCCTGGAATACTACCTGGTTCGATCGAATTCAGTATAACATCTGGACTCTCTCCAAATTCCGCATCTGCCTGTACGGATGGAACACTTTGATCTGTAGAGGGTACTTCATTCCAAAGAAGTAATACCACGTTATCATCAGCACGCTTCATATCAAGTAAATAAGTTGGTAAAACCTCATCATTTCCTTCATATGTCTTTGTTTGCTTAAAACTTTTCCCTTCTGCCCATGAAGCAAGATCTGTCAGCATCTCAGCACAATTACCAAATGCGGGGAGCAAATCTCCATAGCCGTAGTAGCCACACTTATGAATTCTATAAAATGTAATTGTTGCCGTTTCTAGGATCATAAACTCTCATCCAATAAGTAGGGAAAGATCCTAATTTAATACCAACTCTCTAAAAATGGGATACTGGTTATTTAGCCATATATAAACTGTATACATATACAGTACCACGATAATTCTCTACATCAAGAAGATATCGCCTATCGTTTAATCATCTATCACTACCCTCAGCGTCCAATACAGCGCCGCCAGCATCACCTCCTCCCGCTCGCCGGGTCGCCAGTCATAGGGTGCCCGGCCATCCAATACATCGTGGCAGGCCGAACAGCCATACACCGCCCAGAAATCATCCGACTTGTACCCCATGCCATGCATCGGGCTGGCTAGATGGCACAGCACCACCGTCTGCGGATCACCGTTACAAATTCCGGGAATTTGCAGGGTACACCCCTGCCCCCGGGCCGACTCCCGCCACGCCCGGCTGCGAAACGCCCCTGATTTTTTCATCACTAAAACGCCATCAGCTGATCCACCGCCAGCGCCATTTCTGCCTCGCTGGCAAAATGCTGGCTCAGGGTCTCATTCCAAATCACCCCGGCCACCCCGCGATAGATACGGTCAAAGGTCGCCTGATCCATATTGGCAAAGGCAATGCTCCAGCGCTGGCGGTAGGTGCCGCCGTCCGGCGCCGGCTTCACATCACAGAACCCGGCCCGGGTCATCACGTGGTTCAGGTAGGCCTCCTCGGTTTTGAGCGCCTCGGCATCGAACAGCCCGCGCCGTTTCTCCGCCAGCCGGGCCAGCACCCCCTGCGCAATCTGCCGCGTTACGTTGTCATACAGCGCCGGATCGGCGGCCGCCTCGGCGATACGCCGCGCCACCGCATGGGCGACCCAGCTTTCCGAACGGCTGACAAAATCCCAACGGGGAACCCAGTACTGCATCCCCAGCGCCAGCAGCTTAAAAAATTTGCGGTGGTGCTTCAGGTTGCGCCGATCGCCCACCGGCTGCAGCGCAATCGGCGTACCGACCGGCACCGCCCGCATCACGTCACGATCGTGATCGGTGGCATAGCGGATCCCGCCGCCCGGCAGCAGCACGCCCAGCGCCTCGGCTTTATGGCGGCGCGGCGACCTCCCCTGCACACTGCTCATAAAATCGCCTCAGAATGGCTCAGGCGCGGCGTAGCCATCAATGCCGTGGGTTGGTATGGCTGATATCCTAAAAACGCCGCAGCGTGGCGCACAGGCGAAAATTTCACCATCACACGCTCCCATCGCGGCGGGCGGGCACCAGTCGGTAAAACCAGACCGTTTTGCCGCTGTCGGGATTGCGCACCTTGCGCACCTGCTTGACCAGCCCGTGGCGCAGCACGCTGACCTGCCGCAGCCGGGCGCTGATGGCCGCCTGGGTATCCCCCTCCCGCGGGAACAGCTGCAGCAGGCGACGCTCCAGGCCGCGCAGCGTGTGCCAGTCGGCGCCGGCGGCGACGATGATCACGCGGCTCATCTGGGTACTGCCGCCAACGCAGCCCCGCTCACGGCTCAGCGCCCGCAGCCCGTTGTTGATGCTGGCACGCTCTTGAAAACTGACGCTCGGTTTCACGTCCATCGTCTCTCCTCCCTGTCTCATGTCGGCGCTCACACTCTGGCGCCGCGGTAACGCGCTGCCAGCGGCGGCTGATCCATCGGAGTACACAGCCGCCGCGCCTCCTCCTGATCGCACTCCACAAAATGGCCGTTGATAAAACGCTGGTAAATCACCGCCCCGGCCTGACCAAAGCGGCTTTTGGTGACGATCAGCTCCGCATGGTGCCGGGCCGGGGTATCGGGGTGATAAATCACGTCGCGGTACAGCATGACGATCAGGTCGGCATCCTGCTCAATGCTGCCGGAGTCACGCAGATCGGCGCTGACCGGCCGCTTGTTGGGGCGTTTTTCCACCTCGCGGGACAGCTGGCTCAGCGCAATCACCGGCGTCCCCAGCTCCTTCGCCATGCTCTTCAGGCTGCCGGAAATATGCGCGATGGCCAGATCGTGGCGCTCGGCGCGCGGTTTTTCGATCAGCCCCAGATAGTCCACCAGGATCAGCGACAGCGTCGGGTGTGCCTGCTTTTGGCGCTCGGCCATGGCGCGGATTTTCTCCACGCTCAAACGGGCGGTATCGACGATCCAGAGATCCAGCCCATCCAGCGCCGCGACGCCCTGCGATACCCGCCCCCAGCCCTCGTCATCCAGCGTGGCCGGATTACGCAGCACCGACACCGCCAGCCCGCCGGCTGCGGCAATGCCCCGCTCGGCCAACTGCTGCGCGCCCATCTCCAGGCTGAAGATCAGCACCCCGCGCCGCTGTGAGGTGCCGGGTAACGTGCGGGCGGCCACCGACGTGGCAATGCGCATGGCCAGCGCGGTTTTCCCCATCCCCGGGCGCCCGGCGATGATGATCAAATCCTGCGGATTCACCCCGCCGGTCACCGCATCCAGCGACGCGATCCCCAGCCGGAGGGTGTCCGACTCCAGCCCATTGTTCAGGCGCCGCTCCAGCGTCTCGGTAAAATCCCCCATCACCTCGCCCAGCACCACCGGTACAGGCTCCAGCCGGGGACGGCGGATCAGCGACAGGCGGCTCATCAGGGTATCCATCGCCTGCCCGGCCTGCTCGATACTGGCGCTGATGATTTCCCGGCGCATGCCATCCAGGGTGACGGCGAACTGCCTGCGCTGGTACTCCTGGCTGACCATTTCCGCATAGCCCGCCAGATTGGCGGCGCTGGGGCAGTGTTTGGCCGTGCTCATCACATCGGCAAAGTGCTCATCCCCACACTCCTCGGCCACCATCAGCGAGTCGATCAGGTTACGGGCTCTGGCCTGACGCTGAATAACCCGGTACACCGTCCGGTACAGCGGGATCGAAAACGCGGCAGGCTCCAGCGACGCCAGCACCTCCTGCGCAGCCGGTGTCAGGCCACCCAGCAGCAGGCCACCGATCACACTGGACTCCAGGTACTGGAGATTGGCGTTCACAGTGTCCCCTCCCGTACCCGGGTCAGGGTTTTCTGGCGCAGCAGGTAATCAAAATCGGCGATCCAGCCCGCATCGCCGAAGCCAAAGTAAAACGGCTTGGCATGGTCGAGAAACGCCGAGACATAGGCCCGGAAGCCCTCCAGATTCGGTGTCGCCAACGATTTCACCAGCGAACGCAGTTTACGCTTACGCTCCTCGTTGACGGTCACCGCATGGGGGAGCCTGTCGCCCACCAGCGCGTTGTAGGCCGCCAGATAAGCGCCATAGTCCATACGTTCAGCAGGTCGTCGGGTGAGATTTTCCGGTTCTGGGTGATCGGCGTCAGGATTATCGGGTTTGCGATAGTGTCGATCGGGCGCTGTCCAATCCGGTTTTCCCCGATCGGTTTTGTCCTTGTCGGGCTCAACGCATTCGCTGTTGTTGGGGGGTAAGGGGGGTATAGGTTCTAATGATAGGTTCTTAATGATAGGTTCTGGGTGCAATGGCTGCTCCACCCCTAGTGAATCAAACGACAAACCCTGGCGTATGTGTTGCACTGGCACCTCAGACAAAGACGCACCATTTGCACCGGCTGATCCCGCCCCCTGCGCAGCACCCTTTTTTTCCTGATTTTCGGCCGGAGGCAGATCGCCCTTTTCATCCTCATCCGGCGGCATCTGTAAGCGCTTTTCCAGGGTCAGATGATAAATATTCGACTGGTGACCGCCATTTTTGCTCTTGCGCGGCTCCACCCACAAAAAGCCCTGCTCATGCAGCCATTTGATATGGTGCTGCACCGAACGCTCGGCCATCTCGCAGGTCGCCGCCAGATACGGGATCGACGGCCAGCACTCGCCCTGATCGTTGGCGTTGTCGGCCAGCTTCAGCAGCACCAATTTGCGCAGAGGATTCCCTGTCTTAATTTTCATGGCCATCGCCATCAGCATCATGCTCATAGGTCACCAACCGTTTTTCGTCACTGTGGAAATTCGCATCGCCAAACGACGGGCGCAGTCAACCGATGCCGCGACATGGCGGCACTCGACATAGGCCCGCTTGGCCTGCAGGATAAACACTGCCTGAAGCCGGCGGGAGGCTCCCGCCAGATCATGGTGAAGCGTGTGAGAGAGTGCGTACGATAGGCTCATCCCTCCCCCTTAGCGCCGGGCGCTCGCCAACCGGGCGAGACGCTGCTGGCGCTGCTGGCTGCGCTCCTGAACGGTGCCGTACGCCACCACCCAGCGCCGCGCCACCCGCAGGCAGTCATCAAAGAGCTTGCCGCAGCGGGATGCCTGGGTGGAGTGCGCAGCATAGTGCGCGACACCCGCCTCCGCCCCCTTGCGCGCCAGCGCCTCGTCGAAGCCCTCGCCCACCAGCTGGCGCCGAATATTGTCGTGAATGAATTGCGACCAGCTCATCGGACACCTCCCGGCGCCGACGGCGGCAGCGTTAACGGGAAAAGGGGCTGTCGTCCTGCTGTGTTGTGTGCCATACCTGCTCTCCTGTGCCGGAGGCCACACCGCCCGATTCGCGCGAAAAAAACGCCCGCACCACGCCCGGCAAAGCCCCTGTGATGGCCAAACGCCGGGTCTCCTCCCCGGCCAAATCCAACTTCTCACCGACAATCCCGGCGATCAGCGCCACGGATTGTGCGGTGTTCAGTTTCTGCTGCCGTTTCATAACGCTGCTCTGCCCGATGCCGGCAGCGGCGGCAACCAGTCGGGGGCTGAAATGTCGGCGGCCTGCAACGCCAGATGCACATGGATCAGCATCTCCGGCGCCTCGGCGAACATCGCCAGAAAGCCACGGATCGCCGCGATATTGGTTTCAACAGCCGGATTGGAAGACATGGCGGAGGACGCCGCCCGAATGGTCGCCAGCTCGGACTCCGTCCAGCGGGTCTTGATCTGATCATCGCGCAGCAGGTGCAGCGGCAGGCCGGGCTTACCCACGCGCTTACGGGCCAGCAGCTGCTGGCGCAAGATGTCCAACTGGGCCCCTGCCGGGGAAAGGGAGGGATGGTGTATGGTCATAGGTCAGTCCTTAATCGGGTTAAAGGACTATCCCCACAGCGTCCAACGAGGATAGGGATTGCTGTTATGTAATGCGTATCACTTTTAGAAAGCTCTATTAGTTATCTAAAATCTCATATAAATCGGGACGAATATTGATGGCTAAAATCTTTCCTCCTGTTGCCAGCTCAATCCGCTTTGCGCTGATTGCGGATGGTTTTTTCTTGCCACGAAGCCATTCGGAAACCGATGGCTGCCGAACGCCACACGAACGGGCTAACTCCTGCTGGCCACCGGCCAGAGCGATAGCCTCTTTGATAAGGCTGTTGGTCATAGCTCCCCCTGCGCTCCTCAATGGATCAATTATAACTAAAGCTATCGAACAAGCAATAGCTTTTGGTTTTTGACTGTATATAACCTTAGTTATAGAGTTCTGTTATGAACGAAAATACATTTGCAGACAGACTTAGCCTCGCCATGGCAGAGGCAAAAATGACACAGGCCTCTCTGGCGGAGGCTGTAGGAATGGCTCAACCCAGCGTATGGAAACTGACATCAGGAAAGGCTAAGAGCTCTCGCAAAGTTGTCGAGATCGCGGCGGTGCTTGGGGTTCAGCCTGAATGGTTATCAGCTGGACGGGGGCCCATGAGGAAGGATAATGGGGTTGTGATCTCATCCCTGCCATTACCGAAGGATGACTCTTATATCATAAGCGTCATGGATATTTCTTACAGCTGCGGTCCAGGGAGCAACAACAAAGATTACCCGGATATCATCCGGTCTATATCACTAGAGCCTGATTACGCCCGTAGGGTGTTTGGTGGTCGCTCGAACAACGTCATTCGGGCGATAAATGCCAACGGCGATAGTATGAAAGGAACGATTGACCCCGAAGATTTAGTCTTTATCGATATATCGGTAAAATACTTCGACGGGGATGGGGTTTACGCATTTACCTATGGAAGTACCTCACATATCAAGAGGCTACAAATGGTAAAAAACACCCTCACTGTCATCTCTGATAACCCCGCGTATGCTAACTGGAGCATTGAAAAAGAAGATGAAGACCAGATGCACATCAACGGAAAAGTTATCATTAATTGGCCAATGCGATTAGTCAGATTCGCATAGTTGCACCGCGTCATAGAAACCGGCTTATAGCCGGTTTTTTCATCTCCCTCGATCCACTCCAGATATCACGATAACCCGCCTCCATATCAAAAAAACTCCATTAGCTATAAATAAATTACTTTAGATATCAACAAAAAGCACGAAGCCGGTATCATTTTATAGCTTTAGGTATTTACTTGAACGATAGCTAAGGCTATGGTGGTCTCGAAATGTGACGCTTATTTAGCCTATGCCTCCGCTAACAGCGAGCAAGACGGCGATGGCTCATGGGCAGTAAAAGCGCCCGACCTACCGGACGCTCCGCTCTTTAACAATCAAAACCATGCACTCGGCGTTGAGCGAAGAGATTCGCATAACTCAGTTCCCAGGCATCCCCAGGCATCACGGTGCTATGGCATCCCTGGCCAGCAGCGGACAATGGTGAGTGCAATCTACTAACTAAACGTCCGCGAAGAGCGATTTGCGGACGTTAACGTTTAACCCAGCGAGTCTTGAACGATCACAGAATCATCAATGTATACAGGCTAGCTAACATCATGAAAGCGATAAATCCGCCCATTCTCATTCACCTCTGCCACCTTTCCCAAAGCCTCCGCTGGCGACAAACCGAAATTTCGGGTTAACACAATGAACAGATGATAGAACTCGGATTTCAAATCTGCGGCAAAGATCCCCGGATCATCAGATCCAAGACAAATAGACATAGGAACATCACCTTCAATCGCCTCACCCGGCAAGCCCATCCAGCGAAAGATATGATGCTCGCTGACATCTCGATACTGACTGATACGGGTATTGCTGGTCGGAGGGCATTCTATCGCAATGTTTCGGTCTGCCATTTTTGCCATTACAGCTTGTTGTAATGCAACAACCGCTTCATCCGGCAAATATTCCAGGGCAACTTCAACATATTCACCACGCTGCTTTCGCACATTGTCAGATGTAAGCCATTGCTTATACAACTTCAGGGGCCTTTTCATACCCGTCGTTTTAACCAACTCTCTGGCGCGCTCGTACTCTTCCAACCAGAGGGATTTAGGTTTTAATGGCCCATTTAGTTCACCCAGCAGACCTTCCGATTCCGCCAACAGCCCCCGCATTTCAAATACCTGATCAAGGGTGGTAATCGAGACTTCTTCTTCCAGCGAAAACACTTTATGGGCCAAGCGAACTGCTTCAATCGCTGCATCACTGGCGTAACGCAGCAGTTCCGGATGACTTCGAAGTTCCCGCCAGATAAACACCAAATCGAGCAATCTCGTCTCTTTGGTCATGGACAAAGACAAGGGCAAAGAGCGTTTCCAGATATTAGGTGTGATGCCAATCGCCGTGCAGTGGCCAAGGCGGTCGCCATTACGCAATGGCAAAAATCTCAAGGCATCATCAATGGATCGAATACCACTGATCAGATGCGGAAAGTCCTCGCCAACATGATAGGTAAAATGAGCAATACCTGATTTGGCTAGCACCCGGAACAAGGGGCTAAACAACTCCGGTGGTGCGTGCATCTCATTAGCTGCGGCATCCACTCCTCGAATCCAGCCTGTCAGGCGCGGTTCAGACTTCAGCATGTCCATCAGAATAGCTGCCTGATTTTTCAGTTCTTTGAATAGTAATGCGTAAGGATAGACCTCACCATTTTTTGGCTTTCTTTTAATAAAGTGCGGCACTAGCGCCAGTTCTGCACACTTGCCATGAGGTTCAACCAGTTCGAGGTTATCGAGCACTTGCGACATAGTCAGCGGCTTCTCATGCACCCATTCCAGAGACATATGAGCACTCAGGTATTCCCAATATCCTCTTAACACACTGAAGAGCAGTTTTTGCATTTTTCTTGGGTCGCTCTTCGGAGCAAAACGTCCTTCCAGATAACGCACCTGAGAATACACACCAGCACCATGGGCATGTTTAAAACGAGACAAATAAGATTTCTCTGTTTCCTCCCTCAACTCCGTCATGGTGTAATTCTGGAACTGATCAAAACCGAAAAAATCGTCTCGCTGAACCAGTAAGGTCAAGTACTGATTTTGCATCAGCAGGTAAACCCAAAGCAGTCGTTCTAAACCTTCGGGCGCATTATACCGCCATTTTTCCAACAACCCGGTTAGCCAGCAAAATTCAGACTCCTGACTGTATTTGTCGTCAGTTGGCCAAACCGTCGCAAACCCATACTCCTGGCCATTATGCAGAATGGTGCTATCCGCCAACTGCTGCGGATACTGCATCGATGCTATCCATTCTGGCAACTCCACGCCCTGAGCAACCCGACAAAGAATTTCACGAATATTACAGGCGATTTGCAAACGATCCTTAAAGATTTCAGGCGTCAGAGAGGGGTCAATCTGGGCGCAGAGTTGTTTCATCTCTTGAGATGCCCAGCCCTTCTCGAAATCTCTGACGCTCACATCTGGGTGCTTGAGTGCATCCAGCCAACACTCTTCCGCACTGGTACTGCCATTCAGGTGTTGGTGAGTTTCGTGTAGGCATTCACGGGTAATGTAGTCTTCAACCGTTGGGTGATATGGGTATAAAGGCCAGCGAAAGCTATATTCCTGACTGGCAGCCCCAGGGTTAAATACCTGATGACACGCCATAATTGGTAGGCACGACACTCGGCTCATCAGCGTTTGCCATTCCGAGAACATAGGTAGATCGATTTTGGGGCCACCTTTCTCGTTTTTAATAAACTTTTCAGCTATCTGGCGTAAGGTCGCTACTGGGCCGAGTTTCATATTCCGCTGTTTGATTTGCTGCACTAAAGATGACCAAGCCGATTTAGCTACATGATCAGGCAAACTACGCTCCTGTTCGTATTGAGCAAGGAACACAGATGACTCCACCCTCTCATCAAGTGATACCTCATCCAAAGAGACTGTGCTCAGCCTATGCAACAGTACTGTTGAGTTAAGAAGAAACCTTTCCATACCCAATCCTTATACGAAGATCATTATCATTTTTCTTCGCCGTTACTTAATGAAGGCGACTTGGTTTTCCTAGCTGGCGTAACCTTATCGTATGACGCTCCGACGATTGTGGAGGAGTTCAGCGATGTTATAGTGTTTTGAGACACCTGTTGTTTAATGTTTATTTCTCGATCACCATTTTTAGAAAAACAGTCCCATTCTTTATCAGAAAGTAATTTTCCGCCAACAATTTTATCAATCAGTTCATTGAAACTTGCTTCCTTGCTCAGTGCTTTGGCTGAACAATTAACCCCTCCAACAGGAAAAATGAACGGATGTAGAATTGGACAGCTAATTAATAAGAAAAACAATGGGTGGGTATCGCTCCATGTTTTCTTATCCGCTGTCAATTCTTCACTAATTACTTTTATCTTTTTCTCAAACTCATCAACCGAAGTAACTGGGTTTAGTCTTAACCCCTCACCGATATATTCCCTATCACTAACCGAATGATATAAGCTCTCTTCAACCAATACCGCATGAAGAAAAGCCAAAACATTAAAACGCATAATTTTTGCAGCATTTGATTGACTGGCCATTAGTCCATGCGCTGCATCTTTATAGAGCCTGGTTTTATGCTGATCAGCCACATTATTAAGGTTAAAATAGAACCGAGTCCATACTTTACCAATCAAAAGTGCCGACGGACGAATTTCAATCTCAATTTCTTTTACTTTATTAAGCCATTGCTCAACTTTTGTAATGGCATCAGAAAATTCCGTTGTGCCATCCTGCTGATGGTCATCCTGTTGACTATCAGCAGTTACGTCATCATCCATGGGATCAAGGTCAATATCCAAAACAGCAGCATCTTTATCCGCCCTTTTACTTGAGCCTTTCATTTCTGCACGAGCAGCAGCCTCGCTCCATGGGGGAACAATACATGTTGTCTGAGCTACAACTTTATTAAAAGCATTAGTAATGGCAGGTCTTTCACAACGACATGCAGAGATATCTGCAATAGCACCAATCAGATTAAAAACACTACTGAAATCCATAAGGTTATTTGAAGCTACCGTACTCAAAGAAGCAGCCATTGCGGCTTTTGCCAAACCATTCTCAGTATTAATGTTAAATTTTTTGTAACCCTCTGGCATCTTTTGGCGTGATTTACGATTTAACTGCACCATACCAAGAAAAACGCCAACATTTTCATCATTAGGGTTGTTTGCAACCACCGCACAACATCGATTAGCCCAATGTGAGGCGCTTTCAATTCTGCCAACAGACATATAAGATACATATTCACTAACAAGCTGTTCGAATTTTTCTCTATCATTTTCAGCCTGTGCTAACTCGGTTACAAATTGGTTGAATATGCTGACAGAACCACAACCAACCAAAAGCATCTGTAGGAACTTTGACAGACTGCCCTGACAGTTTTCACTTACCTGAGACGCTAAGTAAATAGAGCAATTTCTTAATGCTTCACTTTCAGACTGAGGCCGCAAATAAAATCCGGTATTAAAATCACGATCCTGCTTTACATAGGTAAAAATGTCCTTACAGAGTGAATCCATACCAAACCGATGCTGTTCATAATTTAACCCCGCACGATAAATGCTGCTTAGCATCGAACCATATAAGGCATTTCTAAGTAAATTCGGAACTGATAACTCATCAGGCCTTTCATTTCTTCTTTTTTTACTATCAAGCTTTACCGATGTAGCATGATATTTTTTAGTATAAAAATCCTGAAGCACCTGCATCAACAACCGCACTGGCTGCTTCAGCAGTTCATTCACATACATGTCAGCATCAGAGCCCTCTCTCAAATTAAGGCCTTCCCTAACAGCATCGCCAATCGCTTGCCGAACATCTATGGCATCAATATCCTGCATGCCAGGCTCGGTCTTAACCTTGATCTTCTCTTTACCGACTTTTCCCTTTTCGCCGACCAGTTGCAACATGGTTTTCAGTTGAATACGCTTTTGTACCGGAAAAAGTTTTAATAAATATTGCTGTTCAAGGTGTTCAACCATATAGCCTCGCTCTGCTAAGCGGGCGCTCTCTTTTTCCTGATCGAGCAAAGTTTTGCTGTAATTTTCGTATTGTTTACCGCGAATCAATTGGGAGTATAGGCGCAAGTCACCTGTAGCCACCACCACCAACTTCCCGCTGTTAAAGAATTTACGAATAGATTCAAGCACATCCCAACCAGCGTCAAACTGAGTATCAATATCATCAAAGGTGATCAAAATGGCCTTGCAGCCGAGAATTTCACACGCACGTTTAACCAGCTCCTCAAAGATTTCTGACAAATCCTGGCCACCAATGGAGTAATCAAGCTGAGTATCCAGCTTCAAAGCATCACTGAAATATTCCGGCTTATATTCCTTGTCTGTGAGCAGATGTAAACCACGCTGGAGCTGCGCAAGGTGATTCTGCCATTGTTCTTTTTGTTTTTTATAGTCATTCGACGCCCAGCATCCTTTTAACTTGTCGGACACCATTTTATTCAGACGGGCAGTCACAGTGACCAAAATTGGTTCATGACGCGGCAACTTGGTAGGGTCGATGGTCGGCAAACACTTGATGCTGACTTTTACATCACCTTGGTCACTGTTTAGAGATTTGACCACGCTATTGATAAAAGTGGTTTTACCCGCACCGCGAGTACCATCCACAAAAAATACATTACGACCGGACTCATCAATAAACCGTGTTAGCCCAGCAGACTTATCGGTGTCAGGAAGGGTAACCGAGTTTCGGATAGTCTCGACCAACTGATCACGCAGAGATTTTTGAATGAGATCATCTTCTTTGGTACTTCCGGGAAGATTGGGAGCAAACAAGTTGATGATGATTTTTCCCTCGGTTGTTTCAGTCTGTACGCTATCTGTCATGTCCGTATCAATCCATTTATTTTGATTTTTTGCCAGCCTTAGTATCAGACTGGTGCTTTAAATTTCCACTGAGTTGATTCATGCAATGCTCAGTGCCCTTAGCTTCAATCAGTTCGTTGGGGCGCTTCGCCACGATTCGTCCTACAAAACTACCTGGAGCGCTAATAAAACTGACCACCTCATTCACTGCCCTCATCCTCGCGACTGAACGGTTCGTTTTGTCGAGCAGACATTGCTGCGCGGAGTATGGGACCGAGGATAATGCATAACATGCTGATATTGTGTCGTCACACCTTCACTAGCTCTAACGGATGTTATACTATTATTAAATTATTGATAAATATTAACTACAATTAATTACCACTCCTGTGATCAAAAGCGTATTGGTATATTATTACTTTTTTCTAGCCATTTATTTTAGGTTAGTCTACGCTAAATGCCTAAATTAGCGCACTTTAACTTCCTCAGCAACAAACAAGTGTTGCCTATTTATTTACTCAAAGCGGGCCTGTTTTGTGGCGAAAATAAAAAACCCTTAGTATTTATCCACATAAACAACCAATGTCCGCTCCTGACACAAAGCCGACTATCACTATAATTACTCCACGCAATCAACCATTAAGCAACATGCAATAATCAATAATATAATTCCCAATTGAAATAATAATACCCAGCTGCGGTCTGCACTGTCATTACGGGCGTCATGGCGGTGAGCCATAGACCGCAGCTGGATATGTTATTACACCACCGCGCCGGTGTTCCCCGCCGTACCGGCCTATCCATTCAGCCCCCTCCCCGCCTTATCGGGCTATTTCTATCACACCATGGAGAACCATCATGTCTATTGAAGCACTGCAAAACGCCGTCGCCATCCTGCTGCAAAAACCAGATCGCCCCTTCGCCGTCGGCGATGTGGTGGTAAAAAAAGAGGGCATCGGCAGTATCACCACGCGCCCACACATTGGCGAAAAGGTTATCGTCAGCCACGTGTTTGCAACCCCGGTGCTCAACCTGCAGGAAAAGTCCGGCAGCCTTTACTATTCACAGTTCTACGATATCCGCATCGCCTTCTTTGACCGCGACGGGGATTTGGTCGAACTGGCCGAAGACGCACGCCGTTTCCGCCACGCAGGCGACTAATCCCTACCCCAGGCCGAATCAGCCCCAGCGCAGTCCGGCCACCCGCACGCTGTTTTTCCCTTTGCTCCGCCCTTTCCGCTTCCTCTTTTCACCGGGAGAACATCGCTATGTCTGAAACCTTCGCATTTCTCACCAAGGCCAAGAAAAAATCCGGCAAACCGGACATGATGTTTTGGTGCTCAGCCACCAATGAACGCATCGCTCGCTCCAAACTCAGCATCGCGCTGGACGCCGCCGGGCTGGATGAGGCCGACTACTTTAACCCCCAGCGCACCCATCTGCCGGTAGTCGATGATTTGCCACCGGAAGACGTACTCAGCAGCGACTTCTGCCGCCATTACCAAATGGAGGATAACAACTGGGTGCGCCGTCAGGAGCCGCTGCCCCCCGCAAAGACAGCGCCGCCGTCAGGCGAACCACAGCCGCCATCGGCACCCGCAGAACCCGAAGAATCGGCACCTGCAGAGCCCGACGATACCCCGCTCAGCTTCCGGCAGCTGCCGCTTGAGCAGCGTGCGGCGCTGGTACAACTCTATGGCCCACGCGACTATTACCTCGACGATCTGCCCACCGCCCTCGAAATTCTCAATGCCGAAGGCGAGATCTACGCCAGCAACTACCATCTGGCGGTCGCCATCGGAAAATGCCGCGAACTGGCACAGCAGGATGCCGCCGGGCTGGATGCGCTGATCATGCAAATCCAGCAACGCTACAACCACAATATCCCCAAGTGGCCAGAGCTGGTGACCTTTATCCGCCAGCGCATGACGGCCGGGGCGCTCACCACCGCCAGCGGCGCAACGCGGGGAGCCCCCGTCATGCTGGCGCCGGGGTGCCCCTTTGATACGGAGTTTCTGCGCCACACCATCGCCTGCGCCCTGCAGCCGGCCAACGGTTACGACCTGCTGACCCCCGATCCGGCGATCGTCGCCCGCGCACAGCAGCTGATGGCGCATAGCGATAAGGCGCTGACCATCTGGTACACACTGCTCGCCAACACCCCGGGGATCCTGGAAATCCACCCCGACCAAATCTTTGCCATGATCCAGGCGGCGCCGGAGTCCATCGCCTGGGACGAAGGCGCCACCCGGCGCTTTATCTGCGAAAATCTGGGTGTCATTCAGCCGGTGCCCCGCCGGGCGCCGCCCCAGCAAGAGGATCGGTCTGGCGACGCCGCGCCGCTCAATCCGGCCCCCGGCGACATGACGGCCCTGTTCGCCGCCTCACCGCTGGCGAGCCTGCCCACCGAGTCAGCCCCGGACACGGCAACGCCCACACAGGAGCAAGATAAGAAGCAGGAGCAGGTGACGCCACCCCGCTTTGAGCCGGGGCGCTATCCGGGACTCTCCTCGGCGGACTACCACGCCGCCAACGGCATCAGCAGTACCATGCTCAAAGACGCCCGCATCAGCCTGATGTATTTTCATGGCCGCCACATCGCCAAAACCATCCCGCGCGAGGCGTCACCGGCGCTGCTGCTCGGCTCCCTGATCCACACCCTGGCACTGGAGCCGGAAAAGTTTGCCGCCGAATACGCTCTGGAGCCGCAGCTCCCGCCCGACGTCTTCACCGGCAGCGAATCGATGAAAAAAGTCATCGAGGCCCATAACGCCACCTTACCCGCCCCGCTCTCTGCCGATCAGCTCAAGGCGCCTCTGCTGGCGCACAATGCCGGGCTGCCCGCGCCGCTGCCCCTCAGCGGCAGTGCCGACGAACTCGCCCGGCTGTATGCGGCGCTGCCCGCCGCGTTTCAGACGCTGGAGCAGCCCGAGGGCGCCAGCGCCATCAAGACGTGCCTCAAGGCCTACAACGCCAGCCTGCCCGCGCCGCTAAAAACCGGCGGCAGCCGCGACGCACTGCTGGAGCAACTGGCGCAAATCGACCCCGCCGCGGTCGAGGCAGAGCGCCAGAAACCCCAGCCGCTGAACACCAGTGGGAAAAAAGAGGAGCTGATGGCCAGCCTGCGCCAGATCCAGCCGGATGCCCGCTTTGCCGACGAGATCCTGGCCGACTGGCAGCGTCAGGCCGCAGGGAAAATCCCGGTCAGTCAGGCGCAGTACACCCTGTGCTGCGCCATCTGCGACGCGCTACTCGCCGATGCGTTAGCCGGCCCCCTGCTACGCCACCCCCGGCGTGAGGTCGAAGTCAGCTACTTCGGGCTGGATGACAACACCGGGCTGGAGATCCGCGTGCGTCCCGATGTGGAAATCGACACCGGCCACGCCCGCATCGGCCTGGATCTCAAATCCGTCAGCCTCGGCTACGTCAAGCAGGACAACCTGCGCACCCGCCTGCACCGCGAAATCATCGAGCGGGACTACCACCTCAGCGCCGGCATGTACTGCGACCTCGCCATGCTCGACCAGTTTTTCTGGATTTTCGTCAACAAAGATCCGGGCTACCACTGGGTGGCCTTGGTCGAAGCCTCCCCGGACGAACTGGCGCTGGGGCGGCTGGAATACCAACGCCAGCTGGCCGCCATCCGCCAGGCGATGGACAGCAACCACTGGCCCGGCCCGATCGTCGATGTCATCACCGATGAACTGACCGACTACGAACAACGCCGCCTGCAGCACCTTGCCGCCTAAGGAGCCCCATATGAAAACGGAAACCGCCGACAACAGCCACAGCGCCCTGATCGATAACGTCACCATCCTGACCAATGGCGAACTGTTTGACCGCCTGATGACCCTCTCCCGCGTCATGGCCGGCAGCGGCGCCATGGTGCCTGCCCACTTCCAGAAGAGTCCCGATGCCTGCATGGCCGTCACCATGCAGGCCGCCCGCTGGGGTATGGACCCCTTCGCCGTGGCGCAGAAAACCCATATCGTCAGCGGCACCCTAGGGTATGAGGCGCAGCTGGTCAACGCCATCATCACCACCATGTCGCCCACCAAAGATCGCCTGCACTACGACTGGTTCGGCCCCTGGGAAAACGTGATCGGCAAATTTACCGAGAAAACCTCCGCCAAGGGCCACAGCTACATTGCGCCGGGCTGGACGCTGGCCGATGAAAAAGGCTGCGGGATTAAGGTCTGGGCCACCCTGCGCGGTGAGGATACGCCGCGCGAACTGGTGCTGATGCTCTCCCAGGCCCAGGTACGCAACTCCACCCTGTGGGCCAGCGATCCCAAGCAGCAGCTGGCCTACCTGGCCGCCAAACGCTGGGCACGCCTCTACACCCCGGACGTATTGCTGGGCGTCTACTCCACCGACGAGTTGGAAGAGCCCATCGCGCGGGAAGAAAAAGACATCACCCCCAGCGTCTCCATCAGCGATCTGGTAGACAGCGCCAACTCAGCAAACGACGCGCAACCGGAGGTGCCAGCGGACAGCCACGACGCCACGCTGGGCGAAAGCTTGCGTCAAGCCTTGGAAGAGGCCTCGACACTGGAGGCGATCCGTCAGGTTGAACAGCGCATCGCCCAACATAAATCCACGCTGGGCAGCCAGCTGCTGTTCGAGCTGCGCGGGAAAACCCAGAAAAAGCGCAGCGGCTATAAAGCGGTACAGGAGATCGAAGCCGCGTTCGATGCGCTGTCTCCCGCCGATCGCGCCGCCTTTCAGCAGCTGGAAAATCTGGTCAACAACCGTCTGGCGATCCTGTCGCCCGGCGAACAGCAACGCTTCACCCTGGCACTTGACGATCTGCGCGCCGAATACGCCTGATACAGGAGCAAACGCACTATGGAAAATCACCGAAAATCCCCCGCGGACAGCGCACGCCAACGGCAGATCCAGCGCATCGTCGCCGACGTCATCGCCCTGCTCCCCCTGCTGCGGGCCGGGCAGCCCAACCCGCAGTTTGATGGAAAATCATGGCGCCAGTGGTCAGCCGACCACCTGCGCGACCGGGCGGCGGCGTTCTGCCCACGCCAGCCCCGCCATCAGACGCCCCACGCAATGCCACCTCGCCCCGGTACCGGAGCACTGTACGAGCCCCCACCGCCATGGCATCGGGGTCCCGGCGGCGCCGTGTATCGCGGGGACTGACGACGACACACCCCGGCGCAGGTCGGGGTATCCCCCATAAGGAGAACTCACCCACCATGAAAACGCCCCCTATCAATGGACTGTATCGCTACAAACTCAGCGGCAAAGCGCTGCGCCACCCACCGGGCGATCCCCACGGCTGGCCCCTATTTCTGGTCTGCCTGACCGTCGCCGGGCTGGCCATGCTGCTGATCCACCTGCTGTAACGCCCCATCCACCGGCAAGGAGCCCATGATGAAACCCAGAGATATCACGCCAGAAGAAGAGTACGAAGACGATCTGCACGATCCCTTAATCTACCCCACGTCGCGCACCCAGGACGATCGCTGCGACCACACGGCCAGGCTCATCTGGCACATGCGCCAGCGCGCGACCATCCGCAGCGGCGCGGCATGGACACCCTGCCCCCGGCTGGTGCCGATCGACCCCGCCCAGCGACACCGGGCGCCAACGCGCCTCAACATCGGCCTGCGCCGCAGCTACTCCAGCACCATCATCACGGCGGTTTACCAGCTGCATCTGCACCACACCGCCGCCCACGAAATCGCCGCCCTGCTCGGCATTCCGCCTAAAAAAGTGGAGCTACTGCTGCAGCATAAAACCCAAACCCAGCGCCGCGCCTGGCAACAGGTTCACCAAAGCAACCGCCTACCGAGTAGACGGGAGATCCTGGCGCAGCTGGCCAGGGGGTTGCCGGGGTGAGAGTTAGGGTTCTATTGGGTGGGAAGTCCCGTAGCGTATCGCGGTGGATGGATGGGCGCCGAGTCTACCCGTGGTAAGCCGTTTACCACGGGTGACATCGGTAACCATCTGCTTAGATGGTCGCTAAGAGTGAGGGACGGACCACATTCTCCGAAGAAAAACATCACTGTATGTTGGAACAGCTCATGTAAAAAACTGTATAAAACAAAGGACAAAAGCCATGCCCGGCGGCTCACTTATAGGGGGTATACCTGCTCTGTGTGAATAGCAAAAGGCCAGCGGAGTGAATTTTTCTTTAAATTTTTTAACAACAACGCCGTCGTTATATTCATTTATTTAATTGAGCCACATAAATATGTATGGAGATTATATTAATGGTTTTCTTTATACGCCATAGCAATCATATTATTTTGCCATAAATTGTAATTGTAATTGTAATACGTAACACTTTTGTGTAATGATGCGATGTATCGATACGCTTAGCATCACAGCAGCCTCACTATTGCAACACGCAACAAGAGAGCGCAATGACGCCATTCCAATTTATTTATTTTCTAATGTTATTTTAATTATATTAAATCAATGAATATAACAAATATCGGATTCGCGGCGCGCTTATATGTTTCAATACAGATGAGAGAGGTGTGGAAT